TACATAATTGCAATAATAATACAACAATTTTTAATACGGATGATTGGATTAAGAATGATGATTTTATAAAATTTGCTAAGTCTAAACAACAAAAGATAGACCAATTAGAAAGAGAGGTTGAGGGGTTTAAACTTTATTATTCAACAACTGAGTTTAAAATAATAAGAGAAAACCAACAGTTAAAGGAAAGGAATAAGGAGTTTGAAGAAGTTAGTGTGAATGAATTTATGAATTTTTACACTGAATATGATAATGGGTTAAATACTAACTCAACTGTTGCAGAAGTTATTAAACTACTAAAAACTAAATAGATTATGAGCAATAAAAGAGAAATAAAGTTTTACAAAATAATAAGACCATACATTTATGGTTATGTTATAGGTAAAATTATAATAGATATTGTTAAAATTGCTAATAACCTAATATAAAAACAATGAGTGAAGCAGAAAAAGAAGTTATTATAAAAATTAATTTAGAGTTGAACGGAGATACTGCAATAAAAATAATGAATTGCTTAAAGAAAAATGAGCCTAAAATATGGCAAGAATTAAAAAGCCAAGTAAAAGAAATACTAACTAATAAATGATGAGTTAATCAAACAAGATAAACAAACAATTAAAGAAATATGATACTGTATAATACCTGATAACTACCATTTAATCTATATTTAGTACCTTTGAATATTCAACCAATAACCAAAACATTATGGCAGATAAAAAAACGAATAGAGGAGGAGCAAGAAAGGGGGCAGGTAGAAAGCCTAAAGCAGAGGAGGATAGAGTAAAGAATTTAGCAATAGGAGGATTAACAAAAGTATTTGGATCAGAGGAGAAAGCATGGGAGCATATTACTAAACAGGCTAAAGAAAGTTTTCCATATCTAAAGCTGCTTATTGAGTATGGCTATGGTAAGCCTAAAGAAACTAAGCATCTAACTCATGATTTTAACTCAGAGCCTACTTTTGATAGTATTAATATAGAGGTTAAGTAAATGAGTAGTATAGAGTTAAAAACTACTAAAAACTTTAAATTCCTGTATGATAACCATGTAAACAATAATACAAGGGTATCAATATTAGAGGGGGGTAGCCGTTCAGGTAAAACATGGAGTATAATACAATTTCTTTTAATTTACTGTTATGCTAATAGAGGGCAGGGATTAACTATTATTATAGCAAGGGATTTTTTAACCTCATTAAAGGCTACTATACTACCTGATTTTAAAGAGATACTATTAGAGTATGGTATATTTAGAGATGCTAACTTTAATAAATCAGAGATGATATACAACCTTTATGGCAATACTATCAGGTTTATGGGGTTAGATAATGCTGATAAAGTACATGGGGCTAAATCTAATATACTATGGATTAATGAGGCTATATCCTCAGATAAAGATATAGTACTACAGCTACAGCAAAGATGTAGCGACTTTATTATATTTGATTATAACCCATCTACCTCTCAGCATTGGGTATATGATTTAGAGTTAAGGGATGATAGTAAAATACTTAAAACTACCTTATTAGATAATCCTTTTATACCTGATGAAGTTAGAAAGCAGATATTAAGTTATGAGCCTACTGATAAGAATAAAGAATTAGGTACTGCTGATGAGTTTATGTGGAAAGTTTACGGATTAGGAGAGAGAGCAGATGGGGAGGCAGTAATATTTAGAAAGTATGATGTAGTAGATAGTGTGCCTGATAGTTATGACAGGATAGTATATGGGTTAGATTATGGTTATACTAATGATCCAACAGCCTGTATAGAGGTTATATTAGATGGTAATAACATTTACTTAAATGAGATATTATATAGTACAGGATTATTAAACTCAGATATATATAATGCTATAGCTCCTGTAGTACAGGATAAAATAGTTATCCCTGATAGTGCTGAGCCTAAATCTAATGATTATTTACTATATGAGGGGTTAAAGATAATACCTGCAGAGAAAGGTAGAGATAGTATAATGTATGGTATAGACTTAATGAGGAGTAAAAAAATACATATAACTGCAAATAGTACTAATTTGATTAAGGAATTTAAAAATTATATCTTTGTTAAAAAAAATGGGGTTGTTACAAATAAGCCTATTGATAATTTTAATCATGGCATAGATGCCTGTAGATATGCAATAATGTACCTCCTTAAAAAGCATGAGGAGATTATAATTTAAAGTATGGAATTTAAACTATTTAGCCCATCTACATGGGTACAGAAAAATGAGCAGGTAACAACTTATAACAGTAGAATAACATCTAATACATATACCTTTATGGGGGCTGATGGTAATGCCTATGTTAAAGATGGTTATCAGTTTAACCCTCATGTATATGCTGTAATAAGGTTAATACTTAGGGAGGTAGTAAAGGCTGATTTTGTGTTATATGAGTTAGAGGATACTAATACTAAAAGAAAGTTAAAAAATACTCCTCATAAGGTTAAGGCTAAGGATAAAATGGAGGTAGGGGAGCATGATTTATTAAATCTACTTTATAACCCTAATAGTTTTCAAGGTAAAAGCCAATTTTTAGAAAATGTAATAGGCTATAAACTTATTACAGGTAAATCATTTATCCATCAGTTATATCCTGATATGGGGGTTAATGCAGGAATACCTATTGAGCTATTTAGTTTAGCATCTCCATTAGTATCAGTAAAGCATAACCAATATGGAGAGCCTGTTAAGTATATTGTAAAGGTAGGTACAGATACCACAGATATACCTGCTGAGGAGGTAGTAGCATTTAACTACTTTAATCCTTTAACTACAGATAATACAGGGCAAAGCCCATTAATGGCAGCACGTACCTCAGTTACTCAGAGTAATGATGGGTATAAGGCTAATGCTAAAATGCTACAAAATGGAGGGGCATCAGGGATATTAACTTACTTATCTACTAATCCTGCTAATAGTTTTGATACTAAAAAACAGCAGCAGTTAGAGGATAAATACTATAACAGATATGGTGGGGTTAATAACTATGGTAAAATCATGGTAACTAATGCTCAGATGAAATGGGAGCAGATAGGGTTACCTGCTACTGATTTAGAATTAATAGAGGCTCAAAAAATGACCATGAGAGATATATGTAATGTATATGGGGTTAGTAGTCAACTATTAAATGATACTGAGAATAGTACATATAATAATGTTAAAGAGGCACGAAAGGAGTTAATATCTAATATAGTATTAGCAGAGTTAAATGATTATGTATCTGAGATTAATAGGGTTTTAGTACCTAAGTATGAGGCAAGGGATAACAAAAAATACTTATTAGCAGTAGATAAATCTGTATATCCTGAATTAAAAGAGGATGAGGTAAGTTTATACACTATGCTATCTACATCTAACTTTTTAACTACAGATGAAAAAAGAAGTAGGGCAGGATTAGAGGAGATAGGTACTCCTGAGGCATCAGAGGTATTAATACCTAACTCTTTAACTCCTTTAAATATGACTGATGAGCAGTTATTAGGGGCAGCTTTTAACCAAACAACAAACAATAATAATAATGGCTAAAACCTATCAGCAGAGGGTAATAGTATATAAGGCTGCTAATCGTATTAGGAATAGAGATATTAGGAGGCATCAGTATAGTATAGCTAATGCATTAATGGTATCTATTACTCCTTTAATTGATAGAATAGGCAGAGTAGAGCAGTTTAATGAGGGTATGTTATCATTAGTTAGAGAGGATGCATTAACTGAGGCTATTAAAAACATTTATCTTACTACAGGCATATCATTTGCAAGGGCATCAGAGAAAAGCCTAACTAAGATGGGTAAAAAAGAGTTTTCAGATTTTAGCTTTAATCAAAAGGTACAGCAGATATTAAAAGATAATACTAAAGGGGGCTTAGGTATGTTAATAGTACAAATGAATACATATACTAAAAAGCTAATAGCTGCTGAGATAGATGTATTAATTAAAGAGGGGTTATCTTATGGAGAGATGGGGGTAATATTAAAAAGTAAGTTTAAAGATATAAATAGAGTTAGGGGTATTAGAATAGCACGTACTGAAACTGTTAAAGCCTCTAATTTTGGAGCATTAGAGGGGGCAATACAATCAGGTGTACCATTTATTAAGGAGTGGAATGCAGTATTAGATAGTAGAGTTAGGGGGCTACATGGGGCAGCAGATGGTAAACAGGCTAAACAGGATGATGCATTTAGGATAGGAGGAGATAAAATGTTACATCCTGCTGATACAAGTTTAGGGGCATCAGCAAAGAATGTAATTAATTGTAGATGTGTTATTGACTTTATACCATTGGATGAGTATGATAGCAGTAAGGATACAGCTATTAACCCTGTAGAGCTACCTCCTGAGCTACCTGATTTTGATAACATGGATACTCCGTTTTAATAATTAGAATCTTAATATTAACTTTGAAGTAAATTAATAACTATGAGTAAATATTTAATACAAAAAAATAGTTCAGGAGCTACATTAAAGGATGTAGATGTAAAGAATGGAGTAATTACAGGATACTTTGCCTCATTTGATACATTGGATAGTGATGGGGATGTATTTACTAAAGGGGCTTTTAAAAAGTCTATTAATGAAAATAGTAATAGGATAATGCATTTATTACAGCATGATGTATTAAAGCCTATAGGTAGACCTGAGGTATTAAGAGAGGATACTAAAGGTTTATACTTTGAAACTAAGTTAAACAGTAAACAGTTAGAGGTATCATATATAAAAGATACTTTAAAACTATATGAGGCAGGAGTATTTAATGAGCATAGTGTAGGATTTATTACTATGCAGGAGCATAAGGGTAATAAAGGAGGTAACTCAGTTAACTTTATCTCTGAGGCTAAGTTAATGGAGGGGAGTACTGTTACATGGGGGGCTAATGAGAATACTCCATACATGGGATTAAAATCGTTAACAAAAGATAATATAAATGATAGAATAGATAAAGTCTGTAAGGCTCTAAAAATAGGAGAGCTATCAGATGACTTATTTATAAAGTTAGAAATAGAGCTACAAAGTATTAAAACTTTTATCAGCCAATTAAAGCAGCCATCTGAGGATACTGCAGATATAATTACTGAGAAAGCAAATGCAGATGTAGTAAACTTTCTAAAACAATTAAAAATTTAATAATAACAATTTAAACTTAAAAAAAATGTCAGAAATTGATGTAAAAAGTTTAGCAGATGGTATCAACGGTAAGTTAGATACTCATGAGGCTAACATGAAAAGTTTATCAGATAAGATAGAGGCTGTAGAAAAATATGCAGGATCTACTGATGAAATTAAAAAAGAATTAAATGCAATTAATGAGGAGCATAAAAAAAGTAGCTCAGAGTTAATGGATTTAGTAAAAAAGGCTCAGGCTCATGCTGATGAGTTAGATGTACAGTTAAAAAAGAAAGGCTCTAACAAAGTAGTTAGCCGTAAAGGTTTAATCTTAGAGGCAGCAAATGAAAAAGCTGCAGAGTTAAAGCAATTATCTGTAGATGGGCAAGGTAAAGTATCTTTATCTGTTAAGGCAGGAGATATGACTCAGGCTAATACCTATACAAATGATGTAGCTGCTACTCAGTTGTTAAACGGTACTTATTTTAACCCTGATAGAGCAGTAAACATCAGAAACTTTATGAATGTAATACCTACTACTGCAGGTAGTATTAGATATATTCAGGAGACTGCTTTTGATGATGGTACTGCTGCTAAAGCAGAGGGAAGTGCTGCAGGTCAATCTGATTTTGATTTAACAGAGCAAACTGCTAATGTAAAATCTATAGCTACTTATATGACTATGAGTAAAGAAATGTTAGAGGATACTCCATTTTTAGCAGGTTATATTAATGCACGTTTATTCTCTAAATTGTTAAAAGAGGAGGATGATCAAATTCTACATGGTACAGGAGCAGGAGCTAATATCTCAGGTTTATCTGTAAATGCATCTGCTTATAGTGATTTATTAGCTGATAGTAAAGTAAATAGATTTGATGTATTATTTAACGCTTTAACTAATGCTTATAATAATGAGTATGTACCTAATGCTATCTTTGTAAACCCTACCGACTATATGTTGTTAGCTACAGAGAAAGATGATAATGGTATGCCTATCTATCCTGCTCAAATTTTATCGGGAGGTATGTTAACTGTAAATGGAGTACCTGTTATTAAGAGTACTGCAGTAACATCTGATGAGTTTTTTGTAGGAGATTTTAGATTAGGGGCTACATTAGCTGTTAGACAGGATGTAAACGTATCATTTAGCTCTGAACATTCTACTAACTTTATTGATGGTAATGTAACAGTTATGGCTGAGGAGAGAGTAGCTCTGCCTATCCATAATACTCAGGCTTTTGTTTATGGAGATTTTTCAAATGCATTAGCATTAGGATCAGCATAATTAAAGATGCCATATTGTTAAGTATATTATATTTAATAATAAAAAAGCCCTCTACTATTTGTAGGGGGTTTTTTGTATAAGATATTTTACTATATTTGTAGGGAGCAAATCAAATAAAACATTATGAGCAATAAAATAAGTATTTGTATATGTACACTACCTCAAAGAATGGATAGTTTAGCAGATGTACTATGGGATTTAGAAAATCAATACAATAAACTTACTAAAGAGTATCAGGATAGAGTAGAGATATTATATTTAGGAGATTTTAAAACCTTAACAGTAGGAGCTAAAAGGAATAGATTAGCTAACTGCAGTACAGGAGATTATATATCTTTTATAGATGATGATGATAGTGTATCTGATACTTATTTATGTCATTTATTAAATGCTATTGATACAGCTCCTAATATGGATGTATATACTTTTAAAGTAGAGATTAGTATTAATGGAGGTATGCCTAAGGATGTATATTATAGTAAAGACTATTTAAAAGACCAAAATTTAAAGGATAGATACCTTAGAATACCTAACCATTTAATGTTATTTAAAAGCCATTTAGTAACCTTAAATAGATATGAGGATATATCATTTAGAGAGGATGAGAAATGGGCTAAAAAGGTATTAAATCAAATTAAAACAGAGTACAAAATACCTTATACTTTATATAGGTATAACTGTAATCATGCTAATAGTGAAACTCTACCAAAAGAAATAAAAGAAAGTTTATTAAAATCAGAGGATAATGATTAATACATATAACTATTGGTGCCTAAATGTAGAATGTAATGAAAATACTTTACTACATATAAGTACTACAGAAAAAAACAAGGATAAAACTAAATGCCCTAAATGTAAGGGTAAATTAAAATTAGTGGGGCTACATAGTAATATATTACATCATGGTACTCAGGAAAGCAGATAAAATGGATAAAATCAGTTTAATAATAGTACATAAGGGGGATACTCAGGCTAATATAGATATGTTAACAGAGTGCTATGAGAGTGCAATATATACAACTAAAGCAGATTTAGAGGTAATAGTAGTATATGATGCTGCTCATACTGTACCTAATTTAGCTACTACTTTAATAGATAAGAAAGTAAAACAGCCTAAGCCTTTTAATTATAATGCCTCATTAAATGCAGGGGCAGATGTATCTACAGGTAATTACTTATATTTTGCTAACTCTGATTTGATATTTAAAGAGGGTGCATTAGATGAGCTAATACTAATGAGTAAAAAACATACTTTGCATAGTTCATCTGCTATATGCCCTGTAGCCCATAGCTATACAAAAAATAAAAGAGGGGTAATGTTATCATATAATGTAGGTACTCATTTTACAGGATGGGGATTTATGTTAACAAGGTATGCCTATAATAGAATAGGTAAATTAAAAACTAATTGCCCTTTTTATTGTGCTGATAATGAAACTGTAGAGCAGTTAAAAGCTGCAGGGTTGAGGCATGGATTAGTAAAGAGTGCTGAGATAGAGCATTTAGGACAACAAACTCAAAAGAATTTAGATAGTAAAACCTATTTTGCATATTGTGTAGATAGTGTTAAGAAATTTAACAAATTGTATGATCAAAATATATTTAACTTAAATAATAAATAGTATGGCAAATAAAGATAAAAAAAAGAATAACCCTATAAGTAAAAGGGCTTATAATAGGAGGTTAAAACAGTTAAAGGGTAAACATAAACCTCATACAGAAAACATAAGTAAGGAGGCTAAATTACAAACCCATACAGAGCTATTAACCATGTATGAGCTATTTATAAAACAAACAGGGCAGCGTAAAAGGTTTACTAAATGGCTATCTAAAAATGTAGCATCTGTACCTAAACAAAAATATACTTTAGTAGATAGGCTAAAAGTTATTATTAATTATTTCTTTAAACCTTTATAAGATGAGCAATTTATATGACACAAATAATATATATTTATTTGATAAGAAAGGTAATAAAATACATAGTACTGCTATAATAGAGGATGAGGTAATAATAGGCTCAGATAATTATATAGGGGCTTATACTGTTATTAAATCAGGTACAACTATAGGAGATAATAATTATATAGGGATAGGCTGTATAATAGGGGATGATCCTGAAAAAGTAGGCTGTTTTGATGTAGTATCAGGGGTAGTTATAGGTAATAATAATAGATTATCTAAGCAGGTTACTATAGATAGGGGTAATGTAGTTAAAACATTGTTAAAAGATAATATACTAATGTTAAAAAATGCTCATATAGGGCATGACTGTAAAATTATGGATAACTGTACTATAGGCTGTAATGTAGCTATAGGAGGTAATACATTTATGGAGGCTTTTGTAACATTAGGGTTAAATGCATCAGTACATCAGAGGAGTTGGATACCTATGGGTAGTATGATAGGAGCAAATAGCTTTTGGAAAGATAACTATACTGATGAGATATTACCTGAGGATGATTTTTGGATATGGGTAGGTACTCCTACAGAAAAAACAAAGCCAAATAATATAGGGTATAATAGATATGTAGAAATAAAAGAAAATGAAAAAAGATAATATAAAGGTAGTAGTATCATATCCATCTCATAATAGGTTAGATTATTGTAAAATAACTTTACCTCAGGTTATTAATGAGGTTAAAAATGCTAAGAATAAAAGCATATTATATATAGGGGATGATAACTCTACAGATGGTACATGGGAGTATATTAATAGTACTATGGGGGCTACTGTAATAGAACAGCAAAAGGTAGGTAATAGTATATGGCAGCTAAATAATGCTTTTGATTTAGCACGTTCAGTTAATGCTGAGTATGTTTATGCTATGGCTAATGATATATTAATGCCTGATGGTATAATAGATAAAATGGTTAAGTTAATGGAGCAATATCCTGATGCCTGTAGTATGATGGTAGAGGAGTGTTTTAATATGCCTTATATACATCCTGCTATAACAGTAGAGGAGCATTTATTTACATCCTCTTTAGGTATCCATAGAGTAGAGGCATATCCTCAAAAGATGGTAGCAAATAAAAGGTTTTTCGGCTTTCAAGATTATCAAAGAAAGGCTATTAAAAATCATGGCTTTGCTGCTTATAGGATTAAGGGGATAGGTAATACTAATTTAGATGGTAGCTCATGGAGTAGGCAGGATGAGTATGAGAGTTTAGGTTATGCTCGAAAAGGGTTAGTAAGTAATGAAAAAAGTATTTATAAATTTGAAAAGGGGCAAATAGAATGATTAATATATTATTTCATATACCTTTATATGTAGATGTACAACTATCAGGGGGAGAGAAAACGGCTCAGGATTTTGCTGAGTATCTTAAAAGTACAGGGGATTATAATGTTAGGATTATAGCAGATAGAACTAATAAAAATAGTTTTAATAATATAGATTTATATAGTGAGGATAATACTGATGTACCTTTACAGCATCATTATAAATGGGCTAATGTAGTTTTTACTCATTTAGGTAAACAAGGTAAAGCAGTTAACTACTCTAAAATGAATAAAGTACCTATCTGTATCTATATGCATAATACTAATGGATCAGTATTAGCTAAGGCACGTAAGGAGATAGGAGTAATTTATAACAGTTATTTTACAGAGCATAGGATAGCTGCAGATTTTACAGGTAACAAATCAGCATTAATAAGACCTATACTAAAATTAGATACATCATTTAACTCTAATGGTAAATATATTACTATGATTAATCTAAATGAGAATAAAGGAGGGTTATTATTAAAACAGATAGCAGAGAGCCTACCTGAGTATGATTTTTTAGCTATTACAGGGGGTTATGCTAAACAGTTTACCCATCAGCCTAAAAATGTAAAGGTACTACCTCAGCAGGAGGATATGAGTAAAGTGTATAAGGATACTAAATTACTTATTATGCCATCTAATTATGAGAGCTATGGACGTACTGCAGCAGAGAGTATAGGTTATGGGATACCTGTACTATACTCAGATACTAATACAGCATTAGAGGAGGTAGTAGGTAATGCAGGAGAGCCTGTAAAAGATAGGAATAATATTAACTCATGGGTTAAAGGTATTAGATGGATAGATAATAATATTGATCATTATAGAGGTAGGGCAATTAATCAAAGGCTATTTTTATTACAACAAATAGAGAGAGATAAAGACAATTTTAAAGCCTTTATTAAAAACCTTATCTTTGATAAAAAATAATATAAGATGGCAAATAATAAAATAGAAGTAACTTTTTTTAAACCTACATCAGTAGATAGTAAATTTTATAAAGCAGGAGATACTGCATTTATACCTGAAAATGCTGCAAAAGTATATGAGGGTAAAAGGCTATCTATAGGTAAAGTAGTACCTAAAAAAGTAACTAAAAAGGCAGAGCCTAAAGCTGAGCCTATAAAACCTAAAACTAAAACAAATGTTAGTAAAACTAAAAACGGACTTAGTACAAAAAAATAGTGTAGCTAAAGCAGGGGATAAAGTAGATATATCTGAGGCTCAGGCTAAATATTTAATCTCAATAGGGAGGGCTGAGGCTATTACTGTTAAGGTTAAAGAGGAGAAAACTGAGAAAAAAACAAAACAATTAAAAACTAATAAGGATACTAAAGATGCCTAATTTTAATGTAAATACTTTCCATGAAATATCTGTTACCTCTGCTCCTGTTAATCCTGTAGTAAGTACTGCAGATATGAAAACTTTTTTGGAGGTAGGCTATGCTACAGATGATACATTAATAGCTGCTTTTGTAACTACTGCTACTAAATTAATAGAGGAGTATCTAAATAGGGCTTTAATTAGTCAAACTTTAAAAGTATTTTATAAAAGCTACTCAGGTTTAGTAGATTTACCTCATGCTCCTATACAGTCAGTTACTACTGTAGAGCAGATTAGTTATGATAATAACTCTACTACTTTAACAGTTAATAATGATTATTATGTTAAGGGTATTAATGATAAATATATAGAGTTTGCAGGGAATACATATTTACCTGCAGGGCATACAGTAAGAGATATATTAAATGATTATCAATTACAGGTAACTTATGTAGCAGGTTATGGGGATGATAGTACTGATATACCTGAGCCTATTATAGATGCAGTTAAAAGGGTAGTTTTAAGGTTATATGATTATAGAGATACAGGTATGAGTATTACAGATAACTTAATACCTAATGATGCTAAAATATTGTTAGAGCCTTATAAAAACATTAAATTATAATGGGTAGAAAGCATAGAGAATTTATTACTTTAAAACAGTTATCTACTACATCTGATGGTAAAGGAGGTTTTACATCCTCAGATACTACTATAGGCACTTTTAGGGCTGAGGTTAAAAACCTATCAGCTAATGGGGTTACTGAGGAGGGTAGAGAATATCTACAGGATGCAGTAAGTTTTAAATTTAGATTTAAGGAGTTTACTATAACAGATATAGATGATTTTACTTTAACATGGGATAGTAAAGTATATAAAATTAACTCAGTTGAAAATTGGCAGGAGAGGGATCAGTATTTAATAATTATTGCTACTAATGAAAGTTAAAATAGGTATTAATAAAGCATCTCAAAAAAAGTTAGCCCAAAAAATACAGGGTTATAAGGATGAGGTATTAAAACCTATTGCAGATGCCAATGAGATAACTACAAGGAGTATAATAAGAGATGCAAGGAGAAACCTAAAAGTAAATGGTACTGATAATACAGGAGGGTTAAGGAATAGCATGAAAAAGGTAGGTACTCAGGATAATGGGTTAATACATGAGATAGCTCCTACAGTACATTATGCATTAGATATAGAGGAGGGTACTCCTCCTCATAAAATAGCATCAGGAGAGTATGGGGATTTATCAGATTGGGTTAGAAAAAAGTTAGGAGTATCAGGTAATGAGGTAGGTAGAGCTACATACTATGTTAGTAAAAAGATAGCAGAGGAGGGTACAGATGCTCAGCCATTTTGGTTTAATGCTATAGCTCTAAATGAGGATAAGCATATAAGAAATATTAAAAGAGAATTAAAGAAATTTTTTAAAAAATGATAGATAGCTATAATGAATTAAGGGAGGAGTATTATACAGCTTTACAGGGTAGTATAACATTAAATGCTACTACTGTTAATGTATATGATGTAGTAAAGGCTGATGAGGATACTCCATTTATATACTTTGCTGATTTTGATTTTAAAGAGGATAGCTGTAAAGATAATTTTAATGGGGTAGCTACTATTACATTAATGGTTATTACTAAATATACTAATGCTGTAGGAGGCTCTGCAGATAGTGATAATATAGGTAGCCAAATATTAAAATTGTTACATAATGATACCTATTTTACATCAGATAACTTTAGGGTAGTAACTAATAGGCTTTTAGATAATAGTACAGATAAAGTACCTACTAAAACAGGTACGAGAATAGTTAAAACTATAGTATTAGAGCATTATTTAGCTCAAATATCAGGAGATTTAACAAGGATAACAGATTTAGCTGCATCAGATAATGGTACTACTCAGATAGATTTAACATGGAGTAGGGTAACAGGTAATGCAGGTTATAGGGTAGAATATACTAATAATATAGATAATGGATGGAGTTTATTAGTAACTAATGCTACAGATACAGAGAGTTATAGCCATACAGGAGTAACTACAGATTTAATATATTATTATAGGGTAAGGGCTTTTGATAGTTCGGGAGGCTCAGGATGGAGTAATATAGTAGCAGAGAGAACACAAATCACAGGTATCTGCTCTGATGCTACAGTAGAAAACTCAAATTTATCCTATACTAATACTGTAGGTAGTGGGGATACATTAGTATTACCCGATATAGATATTACTAATATTTTAGGTACAACAACCTCATATCCATCTGTTATAGATATAGATTTAAGAGTTTCTCCAACTAATACGGTTGCTCCTTTAGTGAGTGGTAATGCTTATCAAAATCAAACATTAACAACAACAAACGGAACTTGGATAACACACGCAACAACAACTTATACTTATCAATGGAAAAGGGATGGGGTTTCTATTGGTGGCGAAACTAATAGCACTTATTTAACAACATTAACAGATATAGGAACATCAATAACTTGTGAAGTAACAGCTACTAATACAGTAGGAGCTACATCTTCAACATCCAATGGTATTTCGGTAGAATTTAATCCTTTATCAATAACAGATTTAAAGTTATATATTCCTAAAAATACGGCTTTGCGTTCTTTGTCTTTAGATAAAAGCCCAAATGCTTTTGAATTTGCACAATCAACACAAGCATTTAAGCCAATAATAGCTACAAGTTATGTTAATTTTAATGGTACAAATGGATTTCAAAATGCAGTTGGAAGTGATTTATTAAATCATACAAGTGGATATTTTTTTTATAATGGTTATTTTGATGGTACAGCTCAAAGTTTTATTACAAGTGCCGACAGTTCAATAGATACCACTTATATAATTTTTGGTATTAATTCAAATGGTACTATTTATATTCAAGTAAATATTGCAGCGAATAATAGAAAAATACAAAGTACAAACGCAGTTGTAAGTGGATCTAATTTTAGATGTTGGTTTAAATGGAATAATAGTGGTAGTCCTTACGTTATAAACTTAAACGGCAATACAGAAACAAATGTTGTGTTTACAGGGACTGATGATGGAAAAGGTTTTGGACACATAACAGGCAGGGATAATTTAACATTAGGAAGTTTACAGAGATTAAGTGCTGTTTACAATTCACAAAGCTACAATAAAATATTAGTATCAAGTTCATCAAGTTTGAGTGCTTCTGAATTGTCAGCAATAGACACATTTATGAGTGTAACAACAAACTATTAAAAATGAAAGCAATTATATTAATAACACATTTTAGTTAATTTTATAGTTAACTATTATTAAGTATCTTTGTTATCTAAATTAAAAAACTAAAATAATAAAATTATGGCAACAGCAGGAGTATTTGATGGCAGGTTACTAAGAATTAAAATTGATGGTAATACTGTAGCATGTGCAAAAGAATGTACATTAAACATAGATCAGGATTTACCTGATGCAACTTGTAAAGATGATGCAGGATGGAATAACCATATTAATGGGCAAAAATCATGGAGTTTAGATGTATCTGCTCTAACTGATTTTAGTGCTACTATAGGGGTATCTGATTTAGGTACAGCTTTAATTAATGGTACTAATGTTACTGTATTATTTACTACAGGAGTATCAGGGGATACAGAGTGGACAGGTACAGCAGATATATCTAATATATCTATTACTGCATCTAATGGAGCAGTATCAGAGTACTCAGGTACTATTAATGGTAAAGGTGCTTTAACTCAATCAGCAGTATCATAAATTATTAATTAAATTTCTTGACATTATGGCAATTAAAGAAACAACATTTATAGAGTTAGGAGGTAAAAAACTACCTATTAAAATGGGTATAAATACTACTGCTCTATATTTAGAACTAAAGGGGGTAGATATGCCTCAGTACTATAAAGATATATTACAACTAATTCAGGTAGGTAATATGATAGTATTGAGAGATATTTTATACTGTTCTATTAAAGATGGCTGCAGGGTAGAAAAGCAGGAGTTTACAGAGGATAATATATGGGTAGGAGATATGATGGATGAGATGGATGCAGGGCAGTTAAAAAAGTTTTTATTAGAGGTATATCAATCCTTACCTAAATCAGATGATAAAACTGATGAGGAGGGAGATGAAAAAAAAAAGGCTCAGTAGAGGTAACATTTAAGCAATTAAAAAAGCTATCCATTAAAATGGGATTTAGTCTGCCTGAGTTTTACAATATGACTTGGGCAGATTTTTTTATATATCAGGAGGTATATAATGAAACAGAGCAGGAGAGGTTACATTTATGGAGGTTAGATTTTACTCAAAGAAATAATTTAGCTGCTCATAAACAAAGCCAAACTATAAAGCCTCAGGATGTAATAAGGTTACCAATGGATGAAATAAAGAAAACAGGAAAGGGCATGACATTTACAGAGTTTAGGGAATTAATGAGAGAGAAAGGAGAGTATAATAATAAATGGAGTAATTAAGTAAAAACATGGCTCAAACAATAGAAAAATTAATAGTAGAGGTAGGGGCAGAGATTAAAGACCTTAAAAGAAAGGTAAAACAGATTAATTCAGAGATAGGCTCAGTAGATAAATCTGTAAAGAAAAATGCTGATAGTTGGGGTACACTACAGAAAGGTATAGGGGTAGCTATGGCAGTAGCTCCTGTTATTGCTTTTGGTAAAAGTATAGTAAACACTATAGCAGAATTTCAAAAGATGGAGGCTGTATTAACTACTACATTAGGTAGTTCATCTGCAGCACAATCATCTATGAGGATGTTAACAGATTTTGCATCTAAAACACCTTTTCAAGTAAAGGAGCTAACTGATAGTTTTGTAAAGTTAGCTAATCAGGGCTTTAAACCTACAAGGGATGAGATGGGTAAGTTAGGGGATTTAGCAGCCTCTACAGGTAAATCATTCGACCAATTAGCAGAGGGGATTATAGATGCTCAAACAGGAGAGTTTGAAAGGTTAAAAGAATTTGGTATTAGGGCATCTAAGCAAGGAGATAAAGTAGCATTTACCTTTAAAGGGGTTACTACAGAGGTTAAAAATACATCAGAGAGCATAAGGGGATATATAACAGATTTAGGTAATGCTGAGGGAGTATCAGGCTCTATGGCAGCTATATCAGAAACTTTGACAGGTAAATTTTCTAATATGGAGGATGCCTATGATCAATTTGCTTTATCATTAGATAGTAATAATGGTATAGTAACTAAATCAGTATCAGCAGTAGTAGATGGGATTAATGAGCTATTAGGAACTATTACAGATATTAATAACTCTGATTTATCATGGTGGAAACAAATCGCAGCATTTTCACAACCTACAGTAAAAGGTATTATAGATGTACAAAATGCAGCTAATAGATTAGTAAATAGCTCAAAGGATTTTAAAACTTTACAAAAAAATAGTATAACAGCATTAAAAGTATTAAAGGCTCAGTTAAAGGAGGGGGTAATAACTTATGATGAATATTTAGCAGCAGGTAAAAGATTAACTACTACAATTAAGAGTACTACAGCCTCATTAAAAGAAGAAACTAAGGAGGTAGTAAAAAGTAATTCAGCATATAGTAGTAGGATAGCAAATATAGATAAAGTAGAAAGTAAAACAAATGGGCTAAAGGATGCTATTGATAGTATTGCTACTACTCCTATTAATTTAGAATTAAAAGGGATAGAGCAGTTAGGGGCTACTTTAGAAACTGAAAAAGATCCTGTAAGTGAATGGATAGATAGGCAAATACAGGCAGCAGAGGTAGGAGGAGAAATGTTAACAGGTGCTTTAAATGAGGTTATTAGCTCATCATTCGTTATGATGGGGGAGGCTTTAGGGGAGATGATGGCAGGAGGAGATGTAATTAATATAGGCTCTGCTTTTGTTGACCAACTTAGCAGTATTGTAAAAGGTATAGGAGGGCAATTAATAGCATTAGGTACATCTTTATTAGCTGTTAAAATTGCTCTAAAATCAGGAATATTTACAAATCCTGCAGCATTAATAGGTGGTGGGGTAGCCCTTGTAGCTATTGGAGCAGCAATGAAAAGCGTATTAACATCTCAGGAGGCTCCTCAGATGGCTAATGGAGGTTTAGCATTTGGAGAAAGTTTAGTAAATGTAGGAGAGGGTAGAGGTACATCCTTAACTAATCCTGAGGTTATTGCTCCATTAGATAAGTTAAAACAATTTATGCAACCTCAGGGAATGGGGGCAGGTATGGTTACTTTTGAGATAGAGGCAGATAGATTAGTAGGAGTTATGGGGAGATATAATAAACAACAAAATTATTAATAGATGGCATACGGTTTAAAATATCAAACAGATTTTAAAACTACTCAAAAGGATATTGATATAACTTGGAGGTTAAATATATATTTAGAGGGTTATGTAGGTAGTACCTCAGAGATGGAGTTAGGTGGTAAACCTGTAGAGATTAAATGGAAAAATGCAGACCAATTTGAGCCTATTAGGAATAGTACAGCTACAGTTAATATATGGAATGAAACAGAGGGGCAATACTCAGAGTTTTTAACAGCATCTTATGGGGATTATATGATGACTTTGGTTAGAAACCCTGCTACAGATAATCAAATAGTATGGAGGGGTTACAATCAATCAGAGATAGCTACAGAGCCTTTTACTACTCCTCCATATAATAGCTCTATACAGTTTACAGATGGATTAAGCCATTTAAAATATGTTAGATTTGAGGATACAGGTGTGGGTACTTTATATACAGGGCAAAAATCTGTAATAGAGGTATTAAGGTTATGTCTTAACCAATTAGATAACCCATTAGGCATTAGAGAGTCTGTTAATGTATATGAGGATAATCATAATAGTGCTACTACAGATAGCCCATTAAATCAAACATTTGTAGATAGTGCTTTATATAAAGAAATTAAAAAGAAAGGTAGCCAAAATGAGGATGTTGGATGGTTTTGTAATAAGGTTATAAAAGAAATATTAAGACCTTTTAAAGCTCATATATATTTATATAACGATATGTGGCATATAGTAAGGGTACAGGAGTATGAGGGTACTACTTTATTATATAGGGATTTTAATGCTAATGTAGGTACTGAGAGTACTATAACTGTAGATGCTACAGGTAGCTATACATCAGGTTATACTATAACAGGAGTAGATAAAGATAATGTTAATGAGTTAGCATTTATAGGGGCTGATATGGAAAAGGAGATAGTTGTACCATTAAATAGAGTGGAGTTAACTTTTAAATCTAATACTATGGATTTTGAGGGGTATAACTTTATTAGAAATGGTACATTTGAAAGAATAACATTTAATCCTGTACCTACTCCTGCAGCTACTTATTCAGGCTTCCCTACTTTATGGAGTGAAAGTGGAGGGGCTGATACTTATAATTATCAGGCTCTTAGTAGTGATCAGAATTTTGCAGCTCAGAGTACATACGATTATCAATCTCAAAGTAATAAAAACCTTTTTACATTTGAGCCTATAGAACAGGCTACAGCATCAGCAATAGATACAGACTTATATATACAATATGAGTACCCATCAGTACCTACATCTACTACAGATAAAGTTAGATTTGAGTTTTATACTTATGCGAGAGTTGACATGGATAGTTTATCATGGAATAATATGCCTAATAACTATTTAATGAGTGGGCTTACTATAACCTATGAGCTATATATACAGTTAGGTACTTATTATTTAGTAGGGGATAATATAGCAGGATATACATGGAGTACTACAGCAGGTAGATGTAAATATATATCTAATGGAGGGTTTAACAGTATTAATACATCTGCTAATAATACTAATTTTAGTGCTGTATCATGGAGTAAAAAACTAATTAAAATAGAAACTCCTAACCTACCTCAAAATGGAGTATATAGTTTTACTTTTAGGTATTACAGACCATACCATGATATAGTAGCTTATGATAGTACCTCATCTATAGATATAGATTTAGGCTTTTTAAAATCCTCTTTATTTGGTGGTTTTTATATACCTGCTAATAATGTTATAGTAGATGATGAGATAATATATAGTGAGATAGATGAGGATGAGGAGGTATATAAAGAAACTTTTTTTCATGCTGATGGTAATAGTATATTATCTCAAAACTCATTTAGGTTATCTGATACAAGTTTAACCGATAGTTGGCAAAGGAGAGGTAAAACAGAGGCTTATAGTATAATGAGAATAGCTATTGAAACTTTTAAGGATTTGAGAGGGGATTTTATTGATGGAGTTAGCTGTAAATTAGTAGGAGATATAGCGTTTTATAATGCTTTAACTTATGAGGTAGCATCTGTTACTACAAGATACCAACAAAATAACATTAAATGGGATGTATCTAATATGGTATATGATGTAGAGTTATTAGAGTTAGATGATTTTACAACTATAACACCTACAATAAGTACATCATATAATGTATTAACTCATAATGCTAATGAGGGTACTATAGGAGGCTCAGCCCCTTATAATCCAAATAATAATAGTAGTAGCTCATCTAATTTAATAGTACAGCCATCTACTACAGTAAATACTAATCAAACTAACATAACAAATTATCCATAAATGGCAGTAAGTTTAGCATATAATTTTAATGAGAATAGTACAACAACTATAAGGGATTATAGCTCTAATGGTAATGATGGTACTGCTACAGGTATAACATTAGCGAATAGTACAAGGGTAGGAAAGGATGCAGTATTTACAGATAGTACTAATAGTATAGATTTAGGGGGTATTAGTTATTTAGATGGGGTATCTAATGGGAGTATTCATTTAGGTATTAAGTTGGGGGCTAATGGTAATACAAGAAAAATACTAACAAAAGCAGGATTAATAGAGATAAGTACTATAGCAGGTAGTAGTACTATTAGATTTAGTATAACTGATTCTACTGCATCTGTAATAGATTTAGATGCTACATTTACTACAGATTTTACTGATTATGATTTAGTAATTAATAGTAATGCAGTAACATTATATCAGGATGGGGTAAGTGTAGATACAGGGGTATTAAGTGGAGGCACATCATCCTCTGCAGGTAGTATGTATATAGGTTATGATGGATCTGTTAATAGTGCTGAGTTTAACCTAAATGAATTATTAATATTTACATCAGCTTTATCTACTACAAATATACAGGCTTTAATAGATAATACTAATGGGGTTTTAATTGGTGGTAGTAATGCTCATGGCTTTGAGTTAGGAGATTTAATAGGGGATAATTTTGAGGATTATGCTACAGGTACTTTTGCTGCAGTTAGTTATATACAGGATGTAGATTATTTTAGAATATATCCATTATTAAATACTATTATATCAGGTAATAAATTAACTAAGGCAGGGCATATATGGGATACTACAAAAGATAGTTTATTATACATAGATAGTGATGAGATATGTTTTTATGATAATATAAATGCTCCTGCAGATGTTTTAGGTAGTACTAAAAAGGAGTTATGTATATCAGCAGATGGGGTTAGTAAAAGCTATACAACTAAAACAGCTAATTATACTGCTACTAATTCTGATAAAATAATATTTTGTGATACATCAGGAGGCTCATTTACTATAACTTTGCCAAGTAGCCCAAACGATAAAAAAGAATTAATTTTGATAGATGAGGCATCATCATTTGATACTTATCCATTAACAGTTAATCCTAATGGTAATAATATAATTTCACAATCAAATAATGTTTGCTTTGATGCCGAGTTAAGTAGTATAAAACTATTTTACAAAGGTACAGGGAGTAATCAAGGATGGTTTATAATTTAATAAAGATATGACATATATACCTGAAAGTAAAGTAAAATACTCAGATAGTTTTAATATTGATGCATTTGGTAGGCTTAGAACATCAGAGCTAACTACTCAATTTGATGGCAAACAGTTACATGATAATTTGCCTTTATTCTATGATACAGAAACCATAGGAACAGGAGGGATAGCTCATAGTACAGCTAATGCAGAGAGTACATTAACAACCTCTACAGGAGCTACAGATGTAGCTATAATGCAAACTAAACAGCGTTTCAACTACATGACAGGTAAAAGTGCTTTAGGGTTAATGACTTTTAGGAATTTTGATAATGAAACTGATGTAACTAAAAGAGTAGGTTATTTTAATAGTAATACTACTACTCCTTTTAACTCTGATTTTGATGGGTTTTATTTAGAGGTAGATGGTACAAATGTTAATTTTGTTATATCTAAAGGAGGTACAAAAAATACTATTGCTCAGAGTAGTTGGAATGGGGATAAATTAGATGGTACAGGCAAATCAGGAGTTAATTTAAGTTTAGGAACTGAGACAGGAAACTTACTATTTTGGTTTCAATTTGAATGGTTAGGGGTTGGTAGTGTTGAATGGGGTTTTGTATCTAATGGGGCTTTTTATACTTGCCATAAGGAGGATCATATATTAGGGGATGGGATATATATGGAAAGTCCTAATCATAGTTTAAGGTATGAGATAAGGAATACAGGTACATCTGCAGGAACTTTTAGAGCTATATGCTCTACATTTAATACAGAGGGGGCTGTAAATAAAATAGGTAAAACCTTTGCGACTTATTCTGCAGCATCATTATCAGTTAACAGTACTACTACATGGGAAAGTAATGTTGGAATTAGATTACAAACAACTAAATTAGATACTTTAGCAGATTTATTAGATGGCTCAATATTAGAAACGGCAACCAATAAAAATGGGTATTGGGCTTTATTATTAAATCCTACCACTACTACAGATAGTACTACATGGAGTAATTATACTAATAGCTCTATGCAGCATATAACAGCAGGGCAGGTAACCATAGCTACAGGTAGTGAGGGTACAATATTACAGATGGGTACTTTTGCAGATAAAGGTACCTTTAATGCTAAATTGGATAGTGCTGTAAGGTTAGGAGCTACTATAGGAGGTACAGCAGATAAAATATATTTAGCTTTTTTAGGAATAACAACTACATCAGTAATATATAGCACTTTAAATTGGCGTGAATTAAGTTAAAAAATATTAAATGGATACAAATAAAGCTATAGAATACATAAAAAATAAAGCAGTAACAATAGGGTTAATAGTATTAGCTTTTATAGGCTCTAAAGTATGGGATTATACTCAGAAAGGAGCAGAGGCAGATATAAATTCCATTATAGATAAAAGGATAGAAACTAAATTAAATGATAACCATTTAGTACAAACTTTATTAGATAGTAAAAAGGTTAAGGAGTTTACAGATAATGCAGGTAAACAGATTAGGGAGGCTATATCTAAGGATATAATGAGGCAGGATACTAATAAGGTTAGCATGAGGAGTATAATAGGTATAGAGGCTAATTTAAGAGATGAAAATGTACCATACAATATAGGCAAATTATTAAAAGATTATAACTCAGGCAAACTATTCTGTAAAGATATACAGGGGGTTAGTAATGCTGTTAGGTTTTAAATTATTAACTTTATAAAAAATTAATGTAATGCCAATTAAACAAAGTGCAGAATGGATAAGTTTAAATATATTAAACGCTGTATATTTAGTAAAAGAATGGGTACTATTAAATGTAGGAATACAAATGACAGGGGTAGAGAATACACTTATAGATGCAGCTTTGAAATGGGGCATAGGTTTATCCATATTAGTATTTAATATAGTTAGGATAGTTAAGTATATAAAAGATATGAAAAATAAATAAAATGAAACTTAGTAAAAATTTATATTTATCTGAGGTAATTAAGTCTAATACTGCTATTAGATTAGGTATAAATAATGAGCCTACTGCAGAGCATTTAGAAAATTTAAAAGAGATAGCAAATAATATTTTTCAACCTTTGAGGGATTATTTTGATGAGCCTATAGGGGTTAGCTCAGGATATAGAAGTATAGCCCTGAATAAAGCTATAGGAGGTAGTAGTAAAACATCTCAGCACAGTAAAGGGGAGGCATTAGATTTAGATGCTGATATATTTGGGGGTATAGCTAACTCAGAGATATTTGATTATATAAAATATAATTTAGATTTTGATCAGATGATTTGGGAATTTGGTACAGATAAAGAGCCTAATTGGGTGCATGTATCATATAAAAAAGGTAAAAATAGAAAGCAAATATTAAAAGCTGTTAAAGAAAACGGCAAAACTAAATATTATAGTTATGAGTAAAGAGGGAGGTACTAAAGTAGGTAACTTTTTAAGAAGTATTAAGGGGGTAGCTCCTGATATTTTAAAGTTAGCAGGTAATGTAACAGGAGTAGATGCATTAAAAAACTTAGGAGAGGCTATTAAAGGGGATAATAGTATATCTGCTGAGGATAAGTTAAAAGCATTAGATTTACTGCAGTTAGATATAGAAAATACTAAGGATGCAAGGGATATGCAAAAAGTAGCATTGCAGCAGGATGATATATTTAGTAAACGATTTGTTTATTATTTGGCTACTTTTTGGAGTGTAATAGGCTCTGCTTATTTATTTTTAGCTACTTTTACAGAAGTTGTTAATCCTAAAATGGCTGATACTGTATTAGGGTTTTTATTAGGTACTATAGTAGCTACTATTATAAATTTCTTTTTTGGTAGCTCTGCAGGATCAAAAGCTAAAACAGATAATATTATAAGAAATATAAAAAACTAACCTTTCCATTATTTTGCTCTTTTTTCTTCATGGTTAGTAGGGAGTTACTTAGGTAGCTCCCTTTCTTTTATCTCAAAATCTATAAACTCATTACCTTTTTTAACTATACTTTTATTAACTGTTAACTGATATATATCCTTATCATTAAAATTATATTTCTTTTGTAGTATATCTAAAAACGGCTTTAAAGGGTTATCTATATCAGAGCCTTTATTACTAAATCCAAAATCTATTATAATATGATATGGAGGCTCAGGTAGTTTAATAGCAGGTAACATTACTTTTAACATTACCTCATAATCTTTATATTTTTGAGTTTTAAACCTCCTACCTTTCCATGCCAAATTAACTGATAATGGTTTTATTTTTATTTTATTCATAAAATTATTATTAAATTTGATTTTGTTGAGTAACGGCAACAAGTTAAGAAATTTTTTAAAAGCCTCTAATGATGTAGCCCGTTACCTACTGATTTAGGGGTTTTTTATTATGAGTATATATGATGTAAATAAGTGGCGAAAATACCTATTAGAGCTACAAAATGAAAAAAAAGAAAAGAAAACGTATTTAGCATATAATGTTAGGTATGAATTATATAAAATAGGCAAATCAGATGATCCATTTAATAGGGTTGATGAATTAAATATCAAACACAAAGGAACTATTTTATTAAAAATATGCCAATTTGATATTGAAAATAAGCTACATAAATTTTTTAAACATAAAAAAGTTTTAATAAATAATGAAAGGGAGTGGTTTAGTCTTAATCAATTGGATATTAATGATATAGAGTACTTTTTTAGTAACAAAAGCCTCATTAAATAAGGTTAATTCTAAGTTAATTATTAAATTAAACTGTTAATTATTATGTAGTGTTAATTATTTTGTTTTACTTTGGGGTATTGAAAGAGCAATTTACTAATAAAAACTTTAAGTAATGGATAAATTAAAAACAGTACATTTTAATACAGTAAAAAAAGCCTTAGAGCATAAGGATAATGAGGAGCAGCATTTGATAGCTCTAAGAAAGTTAGTAATAAACTATGAAAATAATTTTGGAGTATGTAACCTAAGTAACCTACTATGGTTTAAATATTTCAATGTATTCAATAAAATAATGTTTAACCAAAATTTTTAAAAAATGAGTTTAGAGAAAGCTAAAAAAATACTCTCAGAGCCTATACAATCTAATGAGATAGAGTGGAGAGTACAGCAGCAAACAAAATCAGGGGATAAAATTATAATAGTACCATACATTAATAATAGGTGTGTTATGGAGAGATTTGATAAAGCCTTTGGATGGGATAAATGGAGTAATGAGTTTACTGAGGTAGATGGTGGATTTATCTGTACTATCAAAATAGAGCATGATAATGGTTTTATTATTAAATCTGATGGGGCATCTAAAACTAAAATAGAGCCTGTTAAGGGGGGTATATCTGACAGTATGAAAAGGGCAGCAGTACAGTTAGGATTAGGCAGGGGGTTATATGATTATCCAAAGGTAATGATAGAAACCACAGGCAAATATATACCTAATTGGGCTGAGGATAGATTAAATAAAATGGTAGATATGATCAATAAAGGACAATTTAAAGAATATATAGCAATATTAAAACAAAAATAATTATGAGAGCAAAAATGGAGGCTTTATTAAAGCAAATAGAATCAGGTAAAATAGAAACTGATAAAGCAAAAATTCTAAATTACATTATTAATAATCCTAATAGTACATGGTTAGATATTAAAATATCTTTAAACTTATTAGAAAATACTGCAGGTGCGAGAATATCAGATTTAGAGGATTTAGGATTAATTATGCCTAAATATACAAAGGAGCAGAGGGGGAGTAACCAAAGTACTTATATATATGTATCTGATGAGGATGTAAGAAGTGTACTAATAAAGCAAAGGGCTGAGGCTAAAATACTAAAAGCTGTTAAAAAGCTAATGAGTTTTGAGGATACTATACCTGAGTATTTATTAGCTGCATTATCTAAATATTACTATTCTCTTTTAACTAAAGAGATGTTAGAGTGTTCAGAATTTGATATAAATAAATATGTAAAATCATTATTAAAAACTGTTTAATTATGAAGTGGATAAAAACGACAGATAAACTACCTGCAGAGCATTTGAATGTATTAACCTGTAGTGTAATAGCTAATAAAGAGGGGGTAGATTTTGTTACCGACTCAATTAAAAAATATAATATTAAAAATCCTGATATTATAGAGCAATGGTACTACCCTGTAATGCAATGTTTTTATGCTGATGGTAGATGGTTAACAGCATCTGCAGAGCATGATGGATTAGTAGAGATAGGGGTAACCCATTGGATGATAATGCCTAAAAGCCCTGATAATGAAAACTGATAATATATTAATTACCGCTTTGATACTTACTATTTTAATATCATGTTATAAGGTAGATAATTTAACTAAGGATATAGAGGTATTAACCTATGAGAATGATTTATATAAAAAAAGATATATTGATCAATCAGAAAAGTTATTAAATCATATCCTAATAAATCTAAAGTTAAATGATATTACAGATACATATAGGAGCAGTAGAAATAAAAAATTAAAAGATAAAGAGTTAATTAAATTAATGCAAAACGTAAATTAAAAAAAAGATGAAAAAAGATATTAAAAGACTATATTTTGATATAGAAACAGTAAGAGGAGTTATAAATGTAAATCCTGATGATTTAAAAGCCCCATCTAATTATACTGATGTAATGAAAATAGCTGCATATAAAGATAAAAAAATGCAGGAGATAAAAGATAAAGCAGGGCTAAACTCATTTACAGCTAAAATATGTAGTATATCATGGGCTGTAGATAATGGGGAGGTACAAAACATAACCTCCATTAATGAGGATGAGTTAATATATAAGTTTGAAAATGCTATTGATAAAGAGGGCTGTTTTTTTGAGTGGATAGGGCATAATATATTATCCTTTGATTTGCCATTTATATTTCATAGATCAGTAAAGTATGATGCAGGTAGATTAAAGTCATTATTGCCTGAGAGTAATAGGCATAATATATATGATACTATGAAGCAGTTAAGCCCTACAGATTATAAGGCTATGCATAAGTTATCTGATGCCTGTACTTATATGGGTATTAAAAGCCCTAAAGATGGTATTGATGGTAGTAAAGTTCAGGGTTATTATGATGCAGGTAGATTTAATGAGATAGGTTTATACTGTAGTAATGATGTTAAAGCTGTTAGGGATTTACATTTAAAACTTATAAAAAGATGAATAAAATAAAGCAAACAGATTTAGATAAAATATCCTTGTTTTGTGATAGGCATTTACTACCTTTGGAGTTATTAAAGAGCAAAAATAATACAAGGTTTTATAGTAGCAGACGCAAAACATTAGCCTACTTATTACATTTTATTAATGAATGGAGCAGCATTAAAATAGCTTTAATATTAGATAGAAACTCATCTACATTTAGGCTACAGTTTCCTCAGCATGAATGGGATTTACAGTATGATAAAGCCTATAGGATGAGATGGATGGAGTTAGTAAAGTTGTGGGATAATATGGGGATTAGTATGGATTTAGCTAAAAACAGCCATAACCTAAAACCTATGAGAATAAAAAATATAAAAACAGGTAAAGAGCATTTTTTTAGGAGTAAATCAGAAACTGCTAAATTTTTAAAATGCCATAGCTCATTAATAGACTATTATAAGAATAGGGGATTAGATGAGTTTTTAGGATACAAAATTATTAACAATTAAATTAAATAAAAATGAAAGTAACAGGAAAAGTACAAAGTAAATTACCTGCAGAAAAAGGAACTACTAAAGCAGGTAAAGAATGGATTAAACAAAGTATTGTAATAGATACAGAGGCTCAATTTAATCCTTTGGTATGTATTAGCTTTTTTGGAGATGAAAAAATTAAGCTGATTAAAGACCTTAAAAAAGGGGATAAAGTAGATGTAGCTATTAATATTAGTAGTAGAGAATTTAACAGTAAATGGTATCATAATATAGATGGGTGGGCTGTAGAAAATGCTCAGGCAAATGATACTAATAATACTCCTGCAGAGGATGGTTTACCTTTTTAGTAACCAATTAAATTAATATATAATGGAGATTTTAATAGTAGGTATAATTAGCCTAATTCAACTAATTTATATTTTATTTGTTATCCCTAAAAGGATAGATAAAATACAGCAGGATGTAAAAACTACTAATGCTAAATGTGATATTATTAGTAATAACCAAAATATTATTGATAAAAAAGTAAGTAAGTTAAATTAATTTATTAGTTTAGCTATGAGGTTTGTGGAGGCATCCCTGTAATTAGGTTTTTAGTAACTACCTATCCTCATTTAATCATTAAAAGTTACTATTAAAAAGTTACAAAATGGCAAAAGATAAAGCAGCTTTTCAGCTCTATGCTGACCAAAAATCATTATTTGATAATTTACCTGATGATTATGCAGGTAAACTAATTAAACATATATTTAGTTATGTTAATGATGATAACCCTACTACTGATGATTTAGTATTAAAGATAGCATTTGAGCCTATTAAACTACAATTAAAAAGAGATTTAAAAAAGTATGAGGCTAAGTGCTTAAAAAATAAGCAAATAGCAGAGGAGAGATGGAGTAAAAAAGTACCAAAAGATGCGAACGCATACGAACGCATACCAAATAGTACCAAAAGTACCGATAAGGATAAAGATAAAGATAAAGATATATATAATAATATAAATATTATTAAGTGGGATTCTTTGTTAACTTATTTTAATCAGGTAACATCTAAAAAATGTAGGGTAATACCTCAAAAGGCTAAAGTACAATTTAAAGCAAGGTTAAAAGAGGGTTATACAAAAGAGGATATTAAAAATGCTATACTTAGCTGCTATAATGACAGCTACCACAAAGAAACAAACCATAAATACCTTACTTTAGAATTTATCAGCAGGGCAGATAAGATGGATAAATATGCTACAGTTAGCAATAAAGAGCTAACTAAAGGAGAAAAATTATTAGGGAGGATGTAGAAATGATAGAGCAAAACGATAAAATTACAGAGTATTTAGAGGATTATCATGCAGGTAAAATAGCTAAAGGGTTAGAGATAGGAGTACCTGAGTTAGATGATGCTATAAGATATAAACAGGGGCAATTTAATGTAATATTAGGTTTAGATAATGTAGGTAAGACAGCATGGATACTATGGTATATGCTTTGCCTAAGTGTTAAACATGACCTTAAGTGGGCTATATGGAGTGGAGAGAATGAGGCAGGGGAGTTAGTATCTCAGCTAATAGAATTTTTATCAGGGCATAAAGTACAGGATATACCTAACTTTAGTGATGTAGTAGAGTTAGAGTTAAAGGTATTAAGATGGTTTACTTTTATTGATAATAGTAAGCAATATACAGCCCAAGAACTTTTTAAATTATTTAAGGATACTGAATGTAATGGAGCTTTAATTGATCCATTTACAGGATTAAATAGAAGTTATACCCATGCAGCTAATTATGATTTTTTAAACGAAACAAGGCAATTTTGTAATAGTACAGGTATAGCTATTTACTTAAATACCCATCCTGTATCTGAGGCAGCACGTAGGGAGTATGCTGCAGGGCATGAATGGGCAGGGTATCAGATGCCTCCCAACAAGGCTCAATGTGAGGGAGGGCAGGGGTTCGCTAACAGATGCTCAGATTTTATTACTATCCATAGGTTAGTAGGGCATCCTACAGAGCAGTATAATACTCAGATTTATATTAGGAAAGTAAAAAACATTAGAACAGGAGGACAGGTAACAGATATAGCTAACCCTATTGAATGTTATTATAATAATGGTTTAGGATTTACAGTAAACGGTAATAATCCATTAAATACAGTAAATACTAATCATTTAGATTTAGATAATAAAAATATTTTACCTAATATTGATTTTTAATGAGCAAAATTAAAGATCAATATAATTTAATTAATAAGATAATACAGGATTATACTAAGGCATTTAGTAAAAGTAGTAATATAGAGCATTATCAGGTAGTAAAGGAGTTTAGAAATGTTAAAACCTGCATAGATGGGTTAGTTAATATAATTTTTGATAAGGGGAATGATGATAGTTTTTTTAGTTTAAAGGTATTAAATGCAAAGGCTTTTTTAATGGGGCAGATAGCATTAAAACAGTTAGAGGATAGCCCTGTAGATAAATTAATTAACCTATTATCATTTATAAACAGAGTAGAAAAAAGAGCAAAAAATGAAATTAAAAGTAAGGTGTACAATAGAAAACAATAAGATAACATCTAATTTAAGGCTATTTTTAGACGTTCTGAGCCACTTTAATGGTAAAGAGGTACTAATTACTATACAGCCATATAAAAAGCTAAGGAGTAGCCCTCAAAATAGGTATTATTTTGGAGTGGTATGTAAATTAATAAAAGATGCTATTAAAACTGAATGGGGGCAGGTAGTATCTATAGATGATACTCATGCTTTTTTAAAAAGTAAATTACATTTTAAGGAGTTTATAAATGAGAATACAGGAGAGATAGCTAATTTACCATTAACTACTACTGAGGATAGTACTGCAGAGTTTATGGAGTATTTAGAAAGCTGCAGAAACTTTGGCAAAGAATGGTTTAATATAGATATACCTGAGCCAAACGAACAAATAAATTTAGAATTATGAGTAAAATAAAAAAATATACTCCTGAGCAATATAATACAGGAGAATTAAACCTATTAACTATGGAGAAAAAATTAATAATTAGAGTATCTAAGTTAATGAGGCATAAAAGAGATTTAACAGCTAAAGTATTAGGTATATCTGAAAGGAATTTATATTTTAAAATAGATAGGCATGATATAGGGCATTTAACTACATTTAACCATAAAAAAAAAGAGCATGAAAGTAACTGATAAAATAACAATTACAAACGAAGATAATATGCTATTAATGGCACGTTATCCAGATAACTATTTTGATTTAGCTATTGTTGACCCACCTTATAAAAATGAATTTGTAATTGCGGCAAGTGATAATGCAAGTAAAGTAAAAAGAAATGGAAACCTAAAAACACTAAATAATAACGTACCTACAAATGAATATTTTACTGAACTTAAAAGAGTAAGCAAAAATCAAATAATATGGGGTGTTAATTATTATGAAATTTATTTAGGTGCTGGAAGGATAGTTTGGGATAAAGATAATACGGGTGTTTATTCAGATTGTGAATTAGCGTACCATTCTTTTTCTGATGTAACAAGAAAGTTTAAATGGAGGTGGAACGGTATGCTTCAGCAAGATATGAAAAACAAAGAAACAAGAATACATCCAACACAAAAGCCTCGACAACTTTATAACTGGCTTTTAGATAAATACGCAAATGATGGAGATAAAATATTAGATACTCACTTAGGTAGTGGCTCTATTGCTTTAGCTTGTCACAATAGAGGCTTTGAATTAACAGCCTGTGAATTAGACAAAGATTATTATAATGCAGCAATAAAAAGAATTAAAAACCATACAGCTCAAACATCTATATTTGATTTTGGGGCTTAAAACTAAATTATGAAAGTAACAGATAAAATAACAGTAACAAACGAAGATAATATGCTTTTAATGGCACGTTATCCAGACAACTATTTTGATTTAGCTATTGTTGACCCTCCTTATGGTGGTAATGATGCAATAGGTTTAAAAGATAATACATCCAAAGGTAAACAAGCGACTAAAAGAACAAATTATAATGTGTTTGAGAATATTGCACCAACCAAAGAGTATTTTAAGGAGCTAATAAGAGTTAGTAAAAATCAGATTATTTGGGGAGTAAATTTTTATAATAATTTTGATTTATCAGGAGGACGTATTTGTTGGGATAAAAAGGGGACGGCTTTTGGTAGAGCTGAATTAGCTTTTTATAGTGGTTCTAAGTCTGTTAATGTATATGAGTTTACTTGGAACGGTATGATACAACAAGATATGAAAAATAAAGAGGTAAGAATACATCCAACACAAAAGCCTCGACAACTTTATAATTGGCTATTAGATAACTACGCTAAAGAGAATGATAAAATATTAGACACTCATTTAGGTAGTGGGAGCATTGCCTTAGCTTGTCACGATAGAGGCTTTGAATTAACTGCTTGTGAATTAGACAAAGACTATTACGAGGCAAGTATTAAAAGAATTAAAAACCACGTTTCACAAGTAACTATATTTGATTGTGGAGCTTAAAACAAAATAACAACTAATTTTACAGTTATGGCAAATAAAAGAATAAGATTAAATGATGATGAGGTAGCATACCTAAAAATACCTAAAAGAAACGAAACTAAACAATATAGATTAACAGATAATCAAAAAACAGCCCTATACATTTATAGGGGGCATGATGCAGGTTTAGTAGAGGAGGCTATAAAAAATGGTATTAACCCTGAGAATGTAAATCATTATTGGTATAAAGGTAAAAGCTACTCTATCCATGCTAAACAGGATACAGATGAAAATGCTTTATCTTTAGAAAATATAGAGAGTACTATACAAACTATCTTAGATGCTTATACCAATATAACCCCAACTACTTTTAAGCCTAAAAAAGTTAAAGAGAATAAAGCTATAAAAGTTACTATAACTGATAGTCATGTAGGTATGAATGTTAATCCTAATAAAGATGCTTTATTTCAATATGAGTATAATGCTAATATCTATCAGGATAGTATGGATAAAGTATTTACATCTATTATAAAGGAGTATAATACTCATGGTACTTTTGATGTTTTATATTTAGATGATTTAGGGGATTTAGCTGATGGATGGAATGGATATACTACAAGGGGAGGGCATGAGCTACCTCAAAACCTAAATAATGCTGAGGTATTTGATGTTTGTGTAGATGCAAGGGTTAAACTAATACAAAAAATAGTTAAATCTAAAGCAGCTAATAAAATTATTTTGAGATGTATCTGTAATGATAATCATAGTGGAGATTTTGGGTTAATCATTAATAAAACTATACAAAAGATTATTAATTTATTATATGATAATAATATAGTAGAGGTAGATATATTAACGAGGTTTTTAGAGCATAGGGTATATGGTAAACATTGCTTTATATTAACTCATGGAAAGGATAAAAAGCAAATGAATAGAGGGCTACCTATTATATTAAACGATAAGGCTGTAAGGTTAATATCAGATTATATAGATCATTATGATATAAACTCTGATTTTATCCATGTAGAGAAAGGGGATTTGCACCAAATAGGATACCAAAAAGTTAAGCAGTTTGATTATAGGAATTTTATGAGTTTTGCTCCTCCATCATCATGGATACAACATAATTTCGGAGATAGCTACTCAGGGTACTCTATACAGGTTATACCTAAAGATACAAACGAAATTAGCCATACAGATTACTTTTTAAACTATAAAAAAGCATTAAAAAAATAGGATATATCAGATATATTGATTTATATTTGTAGAGAGCAAAACAATTAATTAAAACATCATAAGCAAAAAATATAATAATTAGTATGGTTGTAGCTGTATATAAAATAGATTAGTTATGAGTATAGAAGAAATAAAAATACATAATTGCAATAATAATACAACAATTTTTAATACGGATGATTGGATTAAGAATGATGATTTTATAAAA